CTGAGTTATCGAGTCCGTCTTCTCCTCCAGTAATAAAGTCCTCCCAGTTTGACCAAGTAAGTCTATTAGGTACAAAGAAGAAGTGAGTAAATACATCTATTCGGTGCATGACTGGAGCAATCATAGGAGCGAAGCGTAACATTTGTGTACTGTTTAGATTTATTTTATCTCCTGGTAATACGTCCATTACTAATGTAGGAGTAAGAGTTCCCATTTGCATTGACATTTTTCTATCATGAGATAGGTTGAATGTGTTACTTTTTGGTTTGTTAATTAGAATTTCGTTAAATATTGACATAATTTTATTTTTAAATTGTTATCCTTTTATTCTTGGTATTCCTGTTCCAAATTGTTGCCATGGCTCCGGAACTTGTCCATTATATAAATCATTTCCCATATTGAGAATTTTATCTAGTAATACCTTTTCGGCATTATCTCCTCGCATTTGTCCGTTTTTTGCTCGTTTGTTTTCCTCCACCTTATATATATTTTCAAGGCGTGAGGTTTCTGTATCTTGTATAGATTTTTTTACATCTTGAAGAGCTTTTTTTAAGAGGCCAGAGTTGTATTCTGCAGAAGAATTTAAATTATTTTGTTTAGATGCTTCAGTTATAGCTTGAACTGTTTTTAAATTTTTTTCAGCTGATAAAACTCCGTTTTGTGTTCTTAAATTGTCAGTTTGTGCTTGTGTGTTTTTCATTGATACATATTGCATCATTGGATTCTCACCTATAGATATATCATTGATTTTAGCGTCTTTTGCTCCAGGTAACGCATTGGCAGTGCCAGCAGTACCGCCAGAGGATCCACCATAGACTAAATTCGGATTTAAACCAGAATTACGAAGTCTTTCCATTTGGGCGGAGGGGTGGTTGTAGGCGTTTGTTTTATCCCACATGTGTAAATCGTGGGCTCGTGATCTATTAGCCTCACGTTTACGGGATTTATTTCCAAAAATGTTACCGATAGCGCCAGCGAGTGATGAAACCGCGGTGCCGATTAATGGTAGAAAAGGAACTATTGCTGGTCCTGGCATTATTTTACTTTTTTATAGATTGATATTAATTGATCTATTCGATCAATATAATTTTGAGCTTCTATACATCGATAAGAGTATAGTTTGAAATTTGACTCGAGTTCTACAGCGAGTAATATACCGGCTGATAATTTTTTTCCCTCGTTAATTTCTTCGTTTTTTGTTTGTAATTTTTTCATGATGTTGATTTTAAGTGTCTGTTTATCAGACTGTTAGTGTTTATATTTGTACTATAATTAATACTATGTAAAGTAGTAATTTTAGTGGGTTTAACAGCGTTTTGCTGTTTTTGATTTAGCTAATATATAACTTTTTTTTTAATATGCAAATTGATCTCTTTTTTCACTTCGTAAACTGCGTTCTATTGAGTTGAATTGTTGCTATTTTTAAAGTTATTTTTTTTTTAGCTAGTTTGTTGTTTTTCAGATGAGTGTCATCTGGCATAAATATATCAAGAAAGTAATTTATGCGTCTCCCCTTTTGAGGGAGTTAGGCAAAAAAAAGACAAGAATTATAAATTCTCGCCTTTTGTTGTTGCCGTTGGTTTTTCGTTTTGTTCTTTTAAAGCGTTTTGTTCAGCTTTAATAAGTTTTTGATGTTCCTGTATCTTTTGATCGTGTTCTTGTTTAATTTTAGCCTTTAAGGCTTTTTCACGAGCTTTTAGATCTTCTCTGTAAGCAATAAGATCTGTTATATCATCTATGATAGGTATTTCCGAATCGAAATACATTGGTTCGTTATGACTCACGTCGGAATGTATTCCTCTACTGTGGTTATGAAGTAATTGTTTGACTGTTAAGGTCATATCGGGTACTGTCATTGAGGGGCTGTTATTTGTTTCTCCTTTAAAAGTAGGAGGGGTGTTCTGAAATTGTTTTATAATTTTAGAATGTAAGCTTTTTGTTTTCTCTGTTTGTTTTTTCATGTTGTCTGTATTTGTTTAATTTTTGTTGAAGTTCCAAACTATAGTCATGTTGTTGGAATTGTTCCCATGTGAGGGCGTTATGTTTTTGCCATTCGGCGGCCATTTTTTGGCGTTCTGATTTTGTAAAGATTTTTTCTTTGTAGTATCGAGGCATTTTGAGGATCTGTCCTCCAGCTTGTGTAATACAGGGTAATTTGTTACTATGGTAGTAATTTTTAATCTCTGGAGTGAGGTAACCACTTCCAAGATTTTTTGATTGTCTTTGAAATTGTGGGTAACGGTCGTCGTCGTCTTGGGTAGGCTCCCAGTTGCTTTGCATAATATATCCGAGAGTGTATCTCTGTGAAGCTCCTTCGCTTTTAGCAATATCGACGTGGCCATGTGACCAGATATTTTGTAATTTTTCATGATGTTGTAAGATGTTAGGGTTAATATTGAATGCTATCGCATGATAGTGTGGTCTTAAAAATTTAGTTCCATATTCGCCTACTGCATAGTAGCGAATGGTTTTTGATGAATTATTTTGTTTGCGTAATCGTTTCCAAAAATTTGTTAAATGTTTTGGGCATAAGGTATCGTGTCCATTGAATGATTTAGGAGCGTTTTCGTATGTTAGTGTTATAAAGGCTGCGGAATTGGAATGTTTTTGTTCTTGACCGAGTCTAAATATCCATGCGTTTTGTCTGTCTCTTTTGCATTCGGGACATTTTCCACAAGGGACGACATTTGTTTTTTTGCCGCCCATTGTAGAGTAGTTTCTGTAGAGTGTGATTGGTGTTAAGCACATAATGTTATAGACGTATTCCGCCTCTTGCAATTCTGAAAGAATTTAATCTTTGGTTTTTGCGTTTTTGAGTCATTTTTCGTCTACGAGGTTTACCTCTGAATGATCTTCTTTTTGTGTACATTGTTCTGTGCATTATTAGTTATACTCCTTTGGGCGTTCCAAAGTATGGCATTAGTCTTGTTGCTTTTAAGTCGTGAAATATATGTGCATATATTTGTTCAACTGGGTCGGTAACAGTTCCTTGTACTGCAAATATTCTTTCAGTAGGGTCACAGTTAATAAATTCTTCATTTAGATAAGGTTGTGTATCGAATTTTCGGGCCATGTGCCAAAATTCTAAAGTTGTTCTAAATTCTCCGTGAACACTGGATAACATGTGTTTATATTCGGCATATCTGGGTGTGTAACCGAATACATTATCGTCTTTTACTGATGAAGTTGCGTATATTTCCTCAGTTGTAATAGGTTGTTCTCCTAAGTGTGCAAAGGAAGGGAAATAGTAATCGAATTTATCAAATTTTTTGAAGTGTTTTGGTATCCCTTGAAAGTAAGCAGTTTTAGGCATAACGGACATTATTCCTATAATGTAACCGTGTTCTTGTGCGTAGTAGCTGAAATTGTTAGATCCACCTACATTGATACCGTGACCGGCCATGTTTCCTTGTGGGGTTGGATCAGTAGAGGCTACTCCTGATTCTGATGTCTGCAACACCTCAGATATCGTTACAGGAGATTTACCGCCTCCAAGATATTCGGGTCTTTGTAATCTTGCGTCAGAAGAAGTTACACCAAAGTGAGATTTGATAACTTCTATATATCGGCTTCCGCCTCTTGCGTTTTTTTCGAGCCATTCTTGTAGTCTGAAGGCTTGTCTTAAGTCGTTAATTGATGATGCAGTAGCAGTAGATAAGTCAGCTTGTAAATTAGCTGAGTTATCCATTTGTAAAGAAGTACCAATTATAGGTGGGGAATCTGAAGTTAAATTTCCATTTAAGGTTTGCAGTGCCTTTTGATTAGGATAGGAAGCCCCGTTCATTGATTTTATTTTAGAAGAAGTACCAGAAACAAAATTAATGTCTGCAGTAGTGCCTAATGGTATAGTAGCTTCAGGTCCTTTTTGTGTCCAGGGTAAAGCAGATGTGAAATAATCGTGTTGCCATGCTCTATTTTGTAAGTCTTGTAATTTTTCAGATATTGAGTCTCCTTGATAACCATCGACAAGTTCATAAGGTCTTTTTGCTATAAGATTTTGATCTCTGTAATATTCATTAAATATGAGTGAGTAAGCGGCGAAAGGTAATGCTGATACTTCTGATTTTTGGGTACTTGTTGAAGATCCTGGGAGTATAGGTATACCGAGATAATCTGTAAGTGAGCCAGGTTTTGTAGTGTCTGAATAACATTTAATATATGGAAATACTGA